TCTCTTTTTAAATGTTGAGGTAGATCAAAGGATTGAGATCCTTTGGCAGAAGATTTTACTTCTATTAACGCGCATTGCTTTTTCGTCTGATATATAATATTATCTTGGAATTCAATGAAATCTAAAATAGATTCATGCCCGACATTATCTAAATTAACATGACAAGAACTTTGTATATCAAAAGCTTCATTATTAGCAGAAGTTCTAGATGCAAACCAAACTTTTTTATGATCAATACAAGCTTGTAAATAATTATTTGCTTTACGAATGAAATCAGTAGTGAAATTTTGTTTAAAACAAATATGTCCTTTTTCTAAAGTATATTCTCTTGCGGCTTTGCGCGTCATGTTTATATATTCATTTCCTTCAAGAGATGTATCAGCTTCAAAGAATCCTAAATTAATATTAGACTTCTTGAATAATTCACTTTCTCTTGCGCTATCAATAAACTGATAACCAGCATTATCAATACATATCATGACTATATTAAAACTAGTCATCAAATAATGAAGATAAGTTATATGAGCTTTTAAATTACCACCAGCGACAGCGTAACCATGAACCAGAGTTCCTTGTTTACGCTCTTCATCTAATTCAAAAACAGACATAGCAAAATAGTCAGAACTTGGACTGTTAGAAAAGCTTGGATCAATTCCTAGAATATATTTGGTATTAGATTTTCCTTTGATTAATGTATATGGAGCTTCTCCATCAGGAATAGTACATTCATGCATCTTTTTTGCACTAAAATATCCATCACTGCCATCAGTAAATTGAGCGCAATATTCCCGTAAGAATGAACTGTGAGAAGTGCCGCCATTTTGAGCTTCTTCAATGACGGTATTATCAATCATGTGAGTTGGCAAAGCTTCATAACTCATTTGAGCTATAAAATAAGTAGCATCACCCTTTTCATTCGAATAAATTCTATCGTTCCATTCTTTGTAAGTTTTATACAAGTTCTCAAAAGTAAAAGATGCAGATGAAAGCGCAATCATCTTCGAAGTATTTGGGAATACCATTCTTTCTTCTTCTTTCATAAGCCCATCTTTAATCAATTTGTCTTCAATTTCTCTAATTTCCATACGCTCTTTCATGTTTTGAGGAGCGACAAGGAATGGCATCAATACATTTTTAATAATATCTTCAGGTAATAGAAGATATTCGTCTAATAAAAGAATATTGGCGCGAAAACCACGAATCTTTTCTCCATTGAGAGGGATGGCTGTAATAGAACCTCCATTAATTTGCCATTCATATTGATCGTTTCGTTTGGCTTTCACGCCGAAAGCTTGTTGAAGAAGTTCGCCGCCTTTTGAATCGACGATCTTCTCTAAATAGTTAAAAATAAAACGCGCAGTTCTAAATGTAGGACCAGCAATTAGAATTTTTGTATTTGGTTCAAATACGCATTGCAAAAAGCAGAACACTCCGCCAAGGAATGTTTTACCGCAACCACGACCAAGAACATTCATGCAGAAATTACGATTCATCATACCTTTGAGAATCATCTCTTGATATGGCGCGAGTTTTATTCCTGAAAGTAATTCAGTCGTAAATCCTACGTTGTTTCTTAGAAACTTGGCGAGAGTAATACGAGCTTCTTTATCATCAAGTTCTCCTTTAAGAAGCTTATACTCTTCATTTAAATCAGGAAAATCTGATTTATATTTGTCTGGACAGTAAATCATAACTTCTGTATATCATATAATAGCTGAAGATCGTAATTTAATGATATATCTTTATTGATAAATATCTTTTCTATTACTCTTACGCATTCTTCTCTACCATCTACAAATAAAAACTGCACGTTCTTATATGTAGTCATTAATGTTCTAACTTTATGAAATATAAAATCAGGATTGACTTTTGTATTTCTAGCTATATATGGAAGATAATTAAATCTCAGACACGTTGCCAAATCATTCTCAACCACCACAACAATAGAACTATTATTCTCGGCGGCTCTTTCTATCTCCCGGCAAAATCTATCGTATCCTGCGGCCAAAGTTCCAATAAAATCTTTAAGCGACTTTCTTTCGATAAATGTATTTCCAGAAACTTCTAAATTCTCGAAACAATAATCTCCAAAGTCTAATTTCTTTACTTGAGTTAATCTAGAAAACTCCAAAGGCTTTTGCTCTCTTGTATCTACATATATACAATAATCATCAACTATAGAATCAATTAAAATCAGATCTTTTGGATTTAAAAACTTCTTTTCAAAGCCATTATTATCACAGTAATCATAATAATCGCCAATAACAGTTTCTAGAAAGTTAATACTAGGAATTCCAGAAGACTTTAATTCTACTTGAGAGAATGGATATATAGACTTTTTCTTTTCCTGACGTTTTTGCAATAAGCCTTTGCAATAATCTCCAACTATTTTAGGGTCAGAAGACTTCGCCCATTTCTTAAAGTTTATTTTTGAATTAAAATCAGACTCGAAATACTGATCTTTATTCTTAAATTCAATAAGTTCACCAGTCAGCAAATCCTTACGAGGATAATAATGCTGATAATAATCTGATACTGAAATTTTATGAGATTTTAAATGAGCATGTAAACTTTTATCATTATCAAAATCTTTATTACAGAACTTACAATTAACCATTCAATATCTCCTGTTTAGAAATACCTAATATGCGGCATTTTAATTCATCCATGCCTTCTAGCTTCGTAATTTCTTCGTCCAAAGTTCTCTTTCTCATTTCAGCGAGTTTAAGCATCTTCATTCTTGATTCTTCTTCTTTCCAAGCTTGAATAAGATTAACAATACTAGCGTTTTGCTTTATCTGACTGCCTAATCTATCGGCGCGTTTAGTTTTTAGGTCATTAACAAGTTTCTGCTGACGACTGACGCATTGATTATATTCTTGCTGCGCTGTATTTATAGACTCAACAAGACCCATTGAAATTCTGGCGTCATTATCTGCGGCTCCTTCCAATAATCTCTGCAACTTTTCTACTCTTCTCTGAATACTAGAAGCAATAACAACTTCTGAAGACAATATGATATATTGATCTACTTCTTCTTCTGTAAGATCATTCTTGTCGTATGTATAACGAACGAAAGAGCTTTCAAAAAGATCTCTATCAATATTACTATCATAAGAATTAATTTGATGTACGAATCTATAAGTATTGATATACTTTAATAAACATTCTAGATCTTTCTTGTGTCTAGAATTTAGAGTTTCGCGCTTTAAATTCAAGTCATATACATATCTGTTGACTTTATTAATCGCTTTATCTAAAGAACGAGGAGAAACATAATCTTCTTGAGCTATTTCTTCTTGCTCTTTATAAATCTCTTCAGGAAGAAGACTTTCAGAAATAAATTTAGCTACAATTCTAGTTTCATTGTTCAAATTAGACAATGTAGGATTGTCAAATATGATTCGCGTTATTTCTAACGCCTTCATTGTTTTGGCGTTATTTAAAATGAACTGTTTATTTTCATCAGTTAAATCGGGCGCTTTTTTTGATTTATATTCATGAGTACCTCTAGCTTTTAAACTTCTTTTCGCTAGAAATGCTTGAACATATTTACCTTCTTTACAACGACCATCTAAATCTGGCTGATTTGGGTACGCTAATCTTATTAGCTCTATCAGTGAAGGAGGATCATCAGGGCGATTATTCCATTCGTTAACGATAATGTTCTGTTGTTCTTCATTTAACATATTAATAAACGTCTATTCCGCCGTTATGGATATTTATCTTTATCTTTTTGATAATAGCTTTTTGCATGTTCTTTATCTGCTTATATCCAGGATTTCTATTTTCTTCTGTACTCTTATATCCCATCTTTTTAGCCGCTTGCTTTTCTGTCATTTTCTTTATATACAACATTTCATACAATTTCCATTCTAACGGCTTCAAAAACTTCTTCATCTTCTCATCTAAATCCAATTTAAACTTGTCTATATCAATAGAATCATTGTAACTTGTATCAACGCAATTTTCCAAAGACTCAAAAGAGACTGGCATATTTAAATTATATGCATGCTTCTTATTTTTCTCCCATTCTTTGTATAATGGACAATTTGAACACTGTTTTCCGAACTTCTTGCAGCCTTCATCTGGTTCAGCTTCTGGACATTGGGCGCAAGGTTTAATAAAATTCAGATAATTATTGCGGATTAAATTTTTTATCTGATTTGAGATTATTCTGTTTACCCAAGGAGCTAATGGCTTTTTTGGATTATAAAGATGCCACTTTTTGTATATGTGGATACGGATAATCTGAGAAACGTCATCAAAATCTATCCAAGTTAGACTGGATAGATTCCATTTATTCCTTCTTTTACTTATTTCGTTGTCGATTATACTTATCGACTCTTCGAAAGAAGGTGATGACTTTTTCTTTTTCATTATTGATTTTTAATCGATCCTGCTTCTCTTCTGAAGTCATCCATAGAATATCCGCCGCCTTCATTACTTCTTTGAAATACCTCGCCGCCTGTTGAAGAACCAATCACATTTTCAATTTTTACTTTTCGCTCATAGTCTTTTTCAATTTCCACATCTAACTTAGAAGCACTAAATGCCAAATCTGTGTCAATTGGTGCGCCATCATCATCTTCATCCATGTCATCTTCTACAACTGGGGCGCGATATTGTGGTCGCGTAGTCTTTGGAGATGGTTTTGTTGGGGCGACAACAGAAGCCGCCGCAGATTTTGTCCCAAAAGGATTTCCGCAGTTAAAGCAGAAATTGGGCTTATTAGCTGATTCGTGTGGCGACCCACATTTTTGGCAGTATATCTTCATAATATATTATATTACATTTATTTCGAAGATTTTAGTTTATTAACGATAAACTTCACTATTTTTGATCGAACAATGTCTTCTTCATCAAATGTGAATGTATATATTCCCATAGCTTTACTATCTTCATCAGAGAATAAATTAAATAAATCTTCAAAGCCGCCAGCTTTATTTGGCGGCAAATCTGTTTGCATAGGATCAGCAAGAACGAAACAGCGGCTAAATTCACCTAGACGAGTAAGAACTGTGACTATTTCTTTTTTTGTGCTGTTTTGACATTCGTCGAGGATAATAGACTTTGCCGCCCAACTCATACCGCGAGAATAATTAATTGGATACATTGAAATGCGCTCTTCTTTTTCCAACTTATCAACTTCGGCGCGGGGTAATAGTTCATCCAACTTCTCTAGAAACGGTAGGTTGTAGAACTGAAGCTTCTCACTTGCATCTCCCGGCAAATACCCGATCTTACTATCACTACTTTCTACAGCAGAACGAATATATATAATATCAGAGACTTTTTTCTCATTTAGTAACAATAATGAAACATAAGTAGCAATAATGCTCTTTGAAGTACCAGCGGGGCCATTAACAAATATAATGCGAGTATCTTTATTTGTAGCTAAATCTATAAATGCTTTTTGTTTATCAGTCCATTTTAAAGCTCTAACACTTAAAGAGTCCTTGATTTTTTCTCTTTGAGATACTTTTGGAGACTCGTCTTTTTTCTTTTGTTTCATTTTATGTTATTGTAGTATTATAGCGAATAAATAGATATATATTAAAATTACTATATGTAATAGGCGATTTCTCAGAAAATACCGTCCCGTATTTTTCACCCATCAAAGAATATAGAAAATACCACTTTCTTTATTTTTTCAAAAATAGGGGGGTATATACATGTATTTAATTATAAACATAGATATAAGGATAATTATTTTATTAGGAGAGAATATAAGCATAAATGAATAATATGATTTAAGACGGGGAGAATAATACAATTATATATATAAAAGGGTATTTTTGGATTGGGGAGAATGAAGTTAATCCCCTCCCCCCCGCCAACCAAAAGGCAAGTCCAAAATTTTTTGAAAAATGGGGGGGTTGGCACGGTATGTGCTGGGTGCAGTATGTGTGCCAAGCTGCGATGTCCAGGCTAGAAAGAAATCTGAAAGAAAAGTGAAAAAAAGTATCTGAAAGAGTTGACGGTCACCGAGTTTTCCACCATAGTCTGTCCATGCAAAACAACGTCGAGATCATCAAGGTAAACAAGTTCAGCAGCGTGGCCCTCGTTACGGTGAAGTATCGCAAGGCCGACGGAACGGTGGACTTCGCGAGCGGTAAGACCGAGGCCGAAGCAATGGCGAACATCGGCAAGGTGGTTGAGGTGAAGTCTTACGACTTCGCGCCGCTTGCAAAGCGCAGCAACAGCGGAAGCTACTTCCGCAACAACAACGGGATGATGGTTGAAGTCTGAAAAAAGTCTGAAAAAAAGTAGACAGAAAACGCCGCATCCACTAAGGTAACACCATGACAAACGAATACGCGATCAAGTTCGACAAGTTCCAAAAAGGCCAGATCACCGAGACCGAGTGGCGCGAGTTCTGCGACAAGGTTTTGGTTCAGGTTCTGAACGAGACCAAGGACGTTTTCGAGAGGCTGAAGGTCCGGTAAAAAAAAGTAAAAAAAAGTAGACAGGAAAGAGTTTCTACCCTAACTTAACACCATGACGAACGACTTCGCCAACATCAGCGCCGAAAACAACCTGAGCGACATGATCATCATGAGCATCGAAGAGATCAACGAGGCCAACGCTTGGTTTGATGCGCGGAATGAAGCGACGGTGACCGAAATGGAGAACGACGAGATTCCCATGTCGTTCTGATAATACAATAACAATAATTTAACACTAATACAATATTGATATGGATAAACTTTCTGGTACTGAGTTGGCGACCATTCGCATTGCTCTCTCAGATAAGATTGATAAGATAAATGAAACAATAAAGATTGCTGAAGAGATAAATAATGAGACAGAGCGTGTGTTCTGGAAAGAATTGTTAGAAAGACATACAACACTGTTAAACAAGCTGTACTAATACAGCGCCCCGGCTATACTAGTATAGCGTATAGAGTTACGGGATGGGGGGAAGGGGGGTCCCCCTCACCTGTAAGTCTACCACATCGGCGCGATGTTGTCAAGACCTTTTTTCAGAAAAAAAATAAAAAAAATTGTACAAAAAATGTTGACGCCCGACGTTTTCGCCCATACTCTGTACGCATGAATTCAATGATTGATCCGCAGAACGAAATCGAAACCCTCGCCACCGTCGCGCCCGAGGAAGTGTACGACCGCCCCGAGGTCGAAGACGGTGACCTGCGCGATGCCGACGACGACGGCGACGTGTACGACGGCCCCACCTGCGACGATGTTGCGGAGCCGGTGTACGACGGCCCCGCCGACGACTCCCACATGTACCCCGACGATGTGGAGCAGGACGAACTCCCGTGGTAACGGGCGGGGGCAGCAAATAATGTGCCAAGTACCCCTTGGCGCAGAGTTTTTTTCTGGGGGGTAGGGGGGTTCCCCCCTACCTGTAAGTCTACCACAGTCCGCGCAGTTTGTCAACACTTTTTCCGAACTTTTTTTTCTTTTTTGTACGCTTTTTTTTCTTGACTCCAGGCGGGTTGTCAAGCCGAAACACTCAAAAAATATCTGAAAAAAAAATCGAAAAACCTGTTGACGGTGCGCGATCTTTCGCCTAGTCTTTAGACATGCAAAACGAAATTGACGCTTTTGAATTTCTTCGCAGTGATGCTGTTGACGGTGTGGGCGTTCGTGTGTCCCAAAAAATCGCAAAAAAATGGTTGCTCGAAAATAAGGCAATCGTTTGTGGTGGAAATGTTTTTTTCTTGAAAATCAAAAATCTTGGCATGGGTGTCTGCAATGTTACCAAAGCTCCGTTGACCGTTCGCGAGACTTTGATGATTAAGTGAAAAAATCTGTTGACCGCCCACAAAAAACCAGCTAACTTTTAGACATGAAAAACGGATACGAACTCCTGAGCAAGCGGAACAACGGAAACCTCATTCTGGTCACCTATCGCATGGAAGGCGAGACGCTCGTTCGCCACTCTCACGGGTACAGCATGGAAGA